TCAGATCTTGTTGGTAAGATGCGGGGTCAAGTGTTCCAGTGTTGAATGCATGTCCTGCAATTGAATTAGACCATCTTTCCATTGCGTTACGAATTGCAAAATCCGTATCGTTCAGGATAGTGATTGACCAGTTATCGAATGTTCTTTCTGCAGGCAGTTTTAAAACACGTCCACGGAAATTTACATCGAAAGAACCCACCGTCGAGCCGGGCAACTGTGCAGTTTTGCAGAGAAAAGATGCCTTTTCGATGACATCTGAACCAGCGCCCGCGGCAGCGGGGAAGTTTAATGTGACTTTGAAAAGGTTAGCACGAGCACCACCGCCCTTCAACCTTGCCTTAAAGTCATCTACTCCTAAAATTGCCATTTTCTATCTCCTTATACTACACCGAGCACTTCTTCGAAGTCTACACCAGTTCGAACCGCAACAAAGTTCAATTGAACGAAGTTGACAGACCGTGCAGGCTTAACGAAGACGGACGCGACGAATGAATTTGCATCGATGACATCCGGAGTGTTGTTTGATTCATCACACACAACACGGAAATCCGAAATACCTCGACGCCCCTGAATATCACGAAGGAAGGGTTCGATAATTCCTACGAACTCTGCACGAGAAAACTCATCGTTGAATTCGAAAAGAACGTTTTGTGCAGCACCCTTGATCGCACGTTCCATGACCACGAATAGTCGTCGAACGTTGATTCGGTTGAATGCTGAAGGCTTACCTAAGAAAGTCTTATCCCCATAGAGAATCACACCTTGACCAGGCAGGTTGACGATTGGGTTAACGTCTGCCTTGTACAGTGTGTCTCGTTGTGACTTGGTTGGATTCCATGCAAGAGATGAAACACCCAAGTATCGACCACGTCGTCCACCCGCTGGTGAGTACCAAGGAGCAGCAACATCGTCGGTATTTGCCATCAGACCCGCAGTTGATGAAGCGGCAGGAATGAACTCGTACTTGTCGTTGTACTTATCATACACCTTGAGGTAGTTATTGTCAACAATCAAGTATGATGACTTAGTGAGACCACTCGCAAATGTAGTAATCGATGTGGTAGGAGTCGCTTGACCAACAACAGCTGTTCGGTCTGGTGACGCGATTACAACACAGTCTTTACGACCTTCTGCGATTGCGACTAGATCATTTACCACTGTCTGTTGGTCATTCGCGGCCACCAAGCCGGGAGCAATGAGAAAATCTACCTGAATAGTATTTTCATCTTCGAACAGTGCAAAACCAGTGTCATATTCAGCAGTAGTCAAATCAACAGGATTGACACCACTACCAAAATCATTGGTTTCTGTCCTGACCCCGTCAGCATTACCACCACCGTGAGTTGCAGCTACGAAGTTTGCAGCAGTCACACCAGTTGTAGAAATAGCACCGATTGATGGATGACCATTACCGTAAATGTACTGTGATCTCTCTGTCAACGCATCTAAGATGTAGTTCTTTCGACCATCATCTGTACGAGCGTCTGTAGCAAGTGAAAGATTGGGGAATGTTTCTAAAACACCATTTCTATTACCTGTGAAAGTTCCGTCTGCATCGAGAACAACTACGTGAACTTCGTCGAGTGCAACTGAACTATCTGCTGAACGTTGTGCAACGTAATCAGAAGTGCCAGGAGCTGCATCGAATCGATCTGCATAGTCCCAACTTGCAAACTCTGTAGAAGATGCAGAATCAGCAACACACATAGAAATCTTCAGTGCATTACCGGCAGCACCTGCATACTTTGCGAAAAACTCGCCAGTCCATGTGCCTGCGTCAAAATCGTCACGATTTTCGATCAGTACAGCAGTACCACCATCAGATACAGCATTTCGTGCAGAGTTCGCAGATCCACGTACAACATAGGTATTAGATGAATATTTCAGAAATTGATTAGCTGACAAGTAATCGATTGACGATATACTGTCATTAAGATCGGGTGCTCCAAAGTTTGAAATCAATTCTGCTTCGTTGCCGACAAGAATTGGTTCATTGATGGGGCCCCAAGCAAAGTTTCCAACAAACGCACCAGTAGAAGAAGTTACCGACGGCAAAGTACCGGATAGATCGACCTCTCTGATTTGAACGTTTGGGGATTCGGACTTTAAAAGAGCCATAATCGTATCCTTTTATTCGTTTGAGTTATGATAAGTGACATAATACGGTAAATTTCTTCAATGCATTTATTTATAATTAATACATTTCTAAGTTGTGATCCCAAGGTATCTGCCATCCCCTGTTCTTCATCTCTTCCCTTGCTTCAATTTCATCGATGATGTCATCTCCATTGTCGATGAAACCAAACGGTATCATGTCGTTTTCTATTTCTGCCATCTGTTGTTCAAACATCATCTTTTTGATATTCACGTCAGTCATGTCAGAGAAATGTTGAGTTGATATAAAGAAACCAAACATCACTAGATTCATCATGAGGTCATCGTGGTTTCCGTCACTCGCCTCATAAGACTGTCCCTTTGCGACAAACGTCGAAATCTCAAGAATCGTTTCTTCGTCTACCACCAACAATTTGTTCTCTTCGAGTAGATCTTTGATACCAGAACAACCAAGGCGTTTGACCTTTCGGTTCATCTCGATACCAATGGCGTTCTTCTTGATAGACGATTCTAGATGAATGTTTTCATATTCAAAATCGTGATACAGACCATTGCACACAACTTGTCCTGCATCATTTGACTCGATTATCACATATGCGTTGTTGTAGGCTTTCGCAATCTTATATATAATATCTGGGAAGAGTATTGGAGAGATACGATTGTTCCGATACACTGCGACCTGTTTAAACGGGCGTGTAGTAACATCAATCACCGAAAAGGTGCTATAGTCCAACCCTCGACCCTTCGCTACATCGACAGTCATTATGTAATCGTGTTTGGGTTGCGTTTCATCGTAGACCTTGAGGTCTCCACCTTCCAGAACTTTTTTAGGGGGGGATGCACGGAAGTTTAATAACGTCTCTGCGTTTATCAGTGTATCGCCTGTACCAAAGAATGTGTTTCCGAATTCTTGGTCGAACTGTAATTGACTCGTATTCGAAATGGTTTGTTTTTTCCATTCCTCATCACGGCCCGGCACATCCCACCAGTTTACTGTAAACGCTTTATATTCATTCGTTTGTTGTACTGCGCCTTCCCAGATCTTGTGGAACGTATTCCCGATACCATTTGCCGTAGACGTAATGATAACCTTCGTATCTTTACCCGCAGAGACAACGGGATAGGTGGAAGTATAGAACTCAGATGCTCGCTCAACAAAAGCAAACTCGTCAAGAAAAAGCAGGTTAACAGACATACCCCGTATAGAAGAACCACTAGTGGCAGAAGCAATAATGCGACTATTATTACTAAACTCAATAGAACCCTTGTTGAGTGCTCGACAGCCAGGTTGTAGAAAAAAAGGTAAGTTTTCAAGTGCCAAGGTGACTCTGGAGAGCATTTCACGCGCCGTAGCCCCTTTGTTAGCGAGGACGGCGATAGTCTTTTCAGGATGAAATATAGCATACCAAAGCAGAAAAACAACGGACGAAATACTTTTACCACTCTGTCGACAGGCGAGTACGATCGAGAAACGATTGTCGTTAAAATGATCGAACATTTTTTCCTGATACGGGTATAAATTAAAGTTGACAAGACCACTATCGAGTGATATAATCTTAATGTATGTCCGTGCAAAGTAAGCAGGATCTCGCATACACTTTGCATATTCTTTGACATCGTGTTCTGTCCACTGCTGTTGAACCCCGTCACCCTTGACATTGGGGTTCCCCATATAATGATTAGTCATCTGGAGTTATATCTTTCTCTTCACTATGAAGCAACCGTTGAAGATCGGTAGTGCTTCCAATAAACACATTGTTGTTGGTGACCTCTGTTTCCGCCTTGGGTTCTGCGAGGATCTCCTTGTTCTTCTTATTTAGATCCATGAGTTTATCAGTTACGTCAGCGACGTTCTTGATCATACCAGACAATACCTCAAACGCACGGGGGTGTTCAGACTCTCGTGCAACCTCGACCATAAGATCTAACCCACGTTTACCTGTCTCCATTAATTCGAGATAGGTATCACGAGATGTTTCATAGTCGTCCCTAATATTCTTTTTATCATCAATCATTATCAGAAATCTCTTTCAGGTGGCAGATACGAACTCGAAGTCAAATCCACAGTAAATGTAGTTGTATTTACGGACGGATTTGCAATTTCACGAATAGTAAACTCAATCTCTGCTGAAAAGATGTTTGTAGATCCTTCAGTGCTTGGTAAATCTGCAACAACATACCAAACCTGATTCGTATTTAATGTCGCATCTACACCAAAGTCACCAACAACATCTCCTGAACTACCAGTAGAAGATACTAGAGTTGCAGTTATTTCAAATTCAGAGTTGGTGAAATTGACTCCAGTGTCATCGACCCAATCCCCCTGATCGGTTACTGTAGAACCTCCAACAAGAAATTCCGTTTCAGTTTCAATCTCAGCGTTGGATTTAAATGTGATTGTACAAAATGCATCAACACCTCTAGTCTGAGAACTAAAACTATCCGGATCTGTCAAATTACCACGTTGAACATTTGGAGTTGGATCTTCGTCGCCATCATAAATTGTAAATGATCGGTTCACTAAAGCAGAACCTGACGGTGCTGTTGCAACTTCCATTACATAAGTCGTTGTCGCTGGATCTACAACATCGGGCGTATCCGCAACACTCAAATTGAACGTCGCAGTTGAACCAGAAGTGTAACTAAAACTACCATAAGGTGCTCCACTACCACCTAAACCAGAACCAACAAAGTCTTCCCACACTTGAGGTAATGCAAAATATGCCAGTTTTGGTGCAGTGTAAACAAGAGTTCCTGAAGCATTTTCTGACATTTGTATCAGATCATATCCACTTGAAACGTCTGAGATAACTGAGATGGTTGCTTCACTGTCAAAATAATTTTCAATATCGAATCCACGAACTTCCATTCCGGTCGAAAGATTTGAAAGATCTGTGATGGATGCGGTTAAATAAATGTTACTATTTTCAATCGCATTCGTTTGTACATTAGTTCCGTAAAGTTTTGGTTTAATATCAGAAAGTCTATAGTAGTACGTATCAGACGGTACGTTTGAACCACCAAAGGTAAACTGAATCGTGTCACCCTCATTTGCAGAATCGCTCGTCTTGTTGGTTGTTAAGGTATATGAGGGAGCGGCATCAGAAACAGTTGCAGTAGCAGTTCCCACCAACACACCGGTGTAACTATTAACATGTGCAGTAGCCTGTACTGTTCGATCACCCTCGGCAACACTCGTAACCGGAGTCGTTGTCACAAAACTTTTTGACCCTAATGCAGAACTTACGTTTTGAGGTAAGGGGGTATCGTCACCAAACCCTACTGAATCGCCCGATATTGTTTTGAAATTAACGTAAATGCTTTCTGCAATCGGTGAATTACTTGAAACAATCGCATTCAGAGCTTGACCTTCGGTAATATCAGACATAGTCACTGTGTAACTTGGCAATGAAGTGTCTGAGATAGCGATATCGCCTGTTGATGTAAGAACGCCTGAAGACGCATCCGCAGAAACATATATTTTGAAGTTTTCAGGGTTTAGTTCACGTCTTAAATCTGCTTTGGTAACAACTTCAATGTCGCCTTCTCCACTTGATACAGTGAATGTTCCTCTCGCTCCACTACTTGCATAACCAGAGATAAAATCATCAGAAGTGATATTGGTTCCTTCTACGTAATAGTAGTAAGTGCCATCATCATCGTCTGTGGTAAATGTAGCGACTACAGAAGCATTATTTTCATCAACACCCGCAGGCGTAGTGATTGAGTAAGTGTTAGCACCCAAAATGGTATACGAAATAGAAGCAACTTCAACATCATCCAGATCTATAATTTTTAAAGTAAAGTCTTCGTTTGCAGCATCGTCCGTATCAGTGTTAGATGCGAAAGTAAATGACACATTTGCGGAGTCATCAGTAAAATTAAGATTCTGTGCAGTGCCTACAGATGTAGGTGGTGCAACAGAGAAGTCTGCATCATCTGTCGTTCCATGACTGATATAGTACTTCGCAGAGTTTCCGTCTTGAATGTTAGTTCCGGTAATATCGAATCGAACAGTATCCCCTTCACCCAGACCCGTTTGATCTGGCGAAACACTAAACGTGGGGGATAGACTTACTAGTTTCAATACCTTAGTGTCAGATATAATGGGATTAAAATAACCATCAGAATCAGAGACAGACAATGTTCTTAATTGATATGTACTGGAGACACTGTCATAGACATCTGTAGTTAATGTTCCGGAAAGCGTGTATATTTCGTCAATGTCTGTGGTGACAAATTCACCACTGGTTGTTTGAATTCTTGTGTCACTAGTAAAGATGTCATACCGCACGGTCTCGCCAATAGTGGTAGAGTCAATCTGTAGTCTTACAGTAATATCATCCCCTTCGGTCACCAGAATGTCACGGTTATCAAAAACATTATCCGCTGCGGTAGGACTACCAAATTTGAACGTTGGTATCACGTCACTTACAGTAAATGCTTGTGTCGCCTTTTGAATTCCACCCGTTGGTTCTGTTTGAAGTTTTAAATCAAAAATATGTCCACTACCATCGTTGTCAACCCTTGTCCTAAATTCAATTGTTCCATTGCTAGATGTAAGAACCACCGGTGATGCACTTGACTGCCGAGGATATGGATTTGGATAAACAAAGTTTGAATCACCTATTGAAGTTGGATCGATCCACCAATATAGTGTAGTGTTTCCGTCGTTTGGAACATTGGTTCCGGCAACATCAACTGTGACTATATCACCTTCATTTGGATTAGTGTCACTTGCAGTCAACGTGTAGGTTGATACAATATCAGTAAGACTTATTTGAGTGTTTGCAAGAGCACGTCCTTCTTGGTCTTCAAAATATATTGAAAACGTTTCCGTCCCTTCACCTTCATCGAAATCTATTGATGTTGGTATGACAACATCAGCGGTTCCACCCGACAACAAAAACTCTTGTTTATTTGTTGAATCGGGGAATGTTCCACTAATGTCGAAATCGTCCACAGATGTTGAATTTTCTGTATCCAGATAGTATCGATATTGAGTGTCTAGTGCATTAGTACCAGTTAGTGTGATTGTGAAATCTGTACCTTCTGACGCCGATGATGAGGGTGAAACCGTCGTTGCCCACGTGGGAGAAGTTCTTGTGCTAATTGTCACATCCGAATCTTCGGTAAAGAGACGATCTAAAACTTCATCTTCTACCAACAATGAGGCACCAAGATACATTCCTGCGGGATGCACGAACAGTTTAAATAGTTCACCCCATTTAGAAATAGGAATTTCTGTACGAATTAGATACGCAAATGTTTGATAAAGTTTATCATCTGTGATATACTTGAGAGAGTTGGTACCTATTGTTGATTCTTGTTCACCAACAATGAACACATTATTTTTGGTTTCTGTTACTTCAGCATCAAGACCGTAGAACGAACGGAAAAACCACTGAATTGCAAATGGTGTTCCCTTTGAACGAAATAGAGTATTTGAGAAGTTTGCAGCGGCACGCTTCTGTGCTTCACCAGTTGCGAAACTTTCGAAGTATGCGTCACCCAAAAGTAACTCATCCTCAATGTACGAAAGTAATTCTATATCTGTTTCGGTAATATCCCGTGCTGCAAAGAGATGATTTAACAGTTCGGTTGCTTTCTCTTCATTCTGAAAATCATAATAGAACTTGAGAAGACTAACGAATTTTGGATAAGACGCAGCGAAGTGTTCCGGTAAAACAAGTTCTACCTGATCAGGTTGTAAACGTAGATTTCTACGTCTTTTGTCCAAAAAATTATTATGCATCTATAATACCAATTAGAAGGTTGATAACGGATTGGCAAGGCGTTTCCATCTATCACCTGTCGAACTCACACATACGTATATGTAGTTTGCATCCCACGCAATTTGTCCAACCCCGCCCGTTGCATCCGTAGATGATGTTGGTACTGTTGGGGATAACACCTGTAATTCGTCACTTTGCATTTCGCCAGTTACAGTAACACCAGCATTTCTAGTGTTTAATTTTTGGTCAGCGGTTCCACCACCATTGTAATATAGTCGAGTTTGTCCGTCTCCGGTTTGACAACCAATGAAATTTAACTCGTTGGTCTTATTACGAATAAAGACGCCCGCGCCATTGGATTGAAGGAACAGTGAACCAGTTCCACCTTCTTCTAGGTAGGTATTAGATCCGTCGTGGTAGAATTTGCCGTCACCAGCATCACCCACACGGAATTCCTTATCATCATCGGCTCTCAGGTTAGAGACCAATGTGATACCCGAACCATCTAGGTTACCCATCTGGTTGATATCAATCTGACCCACCTTCAAGGTGTCATTAGTGCCGAGTCCAGTACCAATGGTCAAGAGGTTTGCGGATGTGTCAATCGTGTCGATATTTGCAGTAGTCACGTCAAGTGTACCACCAACACTCAACCCGTTGTTTACGGTGAGTTCACCTTCAACAACACATCCAGCATCTGAATCCGTAATGTTTCGTGCAATTCCACTTAGAAAATTTGCTACTGTAATATTTTTAGTTGACGATACACTCACATCATTAATGACCAATACATCACTGTCCGATGGTGCAGCGTCAAGTTCGGTTAATTGTGATATTCTAATATCAGCCATTTATTATGCTCCTGTACCACCGTTTAATGTCTTGACTAATGTCGCAAGACGGTCGATGGCGTCTCCTACCGTTGTTGGTGCAGATCCATTCCAATCACCCGCCGTAGTTGCTGTATACGCAAGTACACTCGTGAGTAATCCATCTCCACTTGGGTTATAAGTTAAGTTTGTGTTTACATTGAGTGCGTCTGTTCCAGATGTTGCATCACCAAAGTGAACATAAAATGTTGCATCATTGGATGCTGAACTTACTGCAACAGCGTCCGCTGTTGTGGCACTCGCTGCAGCAACGTTGGTAACACTCGATCCATCACCCGAAAAATTAGTAGCAAACAGTGTTTCGCTGGTTGCGTTGTAAGTGAAGTTGAGATCAAACTTTGCACTATCTGCACCCAAGTTAAAGTCTTCACGCATGAGTAGATAAAGTGCACCAGTTGTTGCACTATCTGCAATTACGTTTCTTGTGTCAGTTGATACAGTCGCAAGATCCGCCGTTGTTGCACTCGATGCATTACCTGCGAAATTTGTTGTGGTCAACGTGTTTGAACTGGGATTGTATGTTAGTTGGTTGTCCACATCTACTGAGTCAGCACCTACCGAACCTACCATCGGTATGAGGAAAGATGCGTCAAGATCGCCGGCAGACTTTGTTTGAATTTGTTGTGCGATAACACCGGAACCTGAAGTACCTACGATATCATTCTGGTTTGTCCATTTAGTCCCGTCGTATTTTAATACCTGACCTGAAACAAGGCCTGGAAATGCGTCTGCAACGTCGTTAATTGAGTTTAAATTGAAGTTTGCGGAGTCCGCTACCAATGCTTCGTCTGCAACACCTTCTAATCGACTGACTGTTATTTTTCCTTGAGCGGGGTTATATAAAAATTTATCGGTTCCATCTACATTAAAACCAACAGAGTCATATCTGTCACCAGCAATGGCACTTTGTGCAACTAAAACTGGAAAACTAAAATCAACGGCGGCAAGATCTTCGATTCGAATTTGATCTGATTTTTCCGCAGTTTCGATCTGTGACGCAATTAGATTACCATATTTAATTTTTTTGGTGACACCGTCTACACCGTCACTAATATCAACGATCACCAGAACATCGGAGTCTGTTGCATTCGCTCCGGTCAGTTCGTCCAGTTCGCTTATTTTTACGCCTGCCATTTCTTATTCCTCAAGAATTCGTATCTATATTTATACGCTGTTGTTATAGGTTATCGTAACGTTCTCTCTTGTACCACCTGAAGGTGTAACGCCATACGTTACAGTGTCCGTTCCTGCAAATTGTGGATCATATGTCACAAGACCACTTGCACTAATTATAGCATTACCTAATGAACCATTACTTACAATACTGTATGTTGGACTTGTGAATGGATCATTACTAGAAACGTCTCTAATATCTGCGACACCTACGGTCAATGCAAACGGCCCAAGTGAGGTAGACACCACATCCTGTACTGCACCAATTGTAACATTAACAGTCTTTTCAATTGTACTTGGATTTGCAGAATCACCGTACAATATTTCTAAAGTATACTGATCTACTCCATTGAAGTTTGCATCTGGAGTGTATGTATGTGTACCTTGTGCCACTACAATTCCGCTTGCAGAAACCAATCGTTTGGTGTATACTACACTCACTTCACCATTAGATGCAGAGTCTCCAAGTCGAAGTCCGTGTGTTGTAAGTGGCACATTGTATGCTTGGAAATCTGTAGAGACCGCAGTGTCTTCGGATGTAGATGTTGAAAGACCTTTAGTAACCGATGCGGCACTGTCTGCTGTCTGGAAAAACACATTCCCGTTGAGGTCTGCATTTTCCACATCGTATTGTGTAATAACTGGTTGAGGTGTTCCCGTTGCCTTGTACATCATGATTTTCATTTCGAAATCAAGAGTGTAGATAACGGTTCGACGCTGTTCTAGTGTCGCCTCAAAATCATCTGAAAACGTAATGCCTTGCAT